CCATAATCAAGCCTGACCAACCATCATCTGAAGGCTTAGTTTCTTCCTTAGGTAGGTGACCTAAGTTAGAGACCACTTCTTTAATAGTTAAATCTTGAATCCCTCCACCAGTAGATCTTTCTGCTGCCGATGGGTTCACAGGACTAGTCAACTCAGTCCCTTTGTTAGAGGGTACCTTGTTACCTTGCTGACATTGATTTTCACCACTAGACTTCAAAGAAGTCATTGAAGCGGTTTGTGTTTTCACTTTCAGAAGATGTCTTCGATGTTGTCTTGACATCGTTCATCTCCTCTGAGAGATACACTCTCTGCAAAGTCTTCCAATCTTTATTATTTGCGTAGCGTTTAAACGCAATTCGCCTCGGAAGTCCCGTTTTGGGATCAATGTTCTTTCCTACCCTTTCAGGTAGTAACACAGCTTCCTCTCCAACTTGTGAGAGAAAGCGTGCTGTATCTGGAACAATGTATGGAAGGATACCAAACTTCGAGGTTACGTTGTAGCTTGTGAGTCTACGACCAAGTTCACGCAAGTAATCAGCTGTAACGTAAGGCTCCAATGGCCCGATATTAAGTTCGGGTTGTTTGAGAGCTAAACGTCCAAAAGCTGTACGCTTAACAAGAAGGCCCTCGATTAGACTCTGAATATATCCACACCTAAGTTTGGAATACCTAGGAGCAGAGGCCAATCGGTCATACCTATGAATTCCAAGACCACCTAATCTAATACTAAGTGGACTTAGAACGTCGTAGGCCATCTTGGAACCTCGTCCGTATATAAGGGCATCAGGTATATTCTTATGAAGTCGTCGATATTCCCAGTATAGTGTAGGGATTGATTCCCAAGTCAATCTCTTCCACTTTATTGGGGTTATATCAACTCCTTTATATATAACCCTTCCTGCAAACTCTCCCATATGACTAGAAATAAAAGTCTTACTGGAAGAAACGGGGACTTGGTATTCTTCGAGGAATTTCACATATTCCCGATATAATGTGTCATCATTAATGATAACATCATCACCAAGAACTCTGTAAGCAGAAAAAGGTCTGATGCCAC